GCAGCCCCCTACTTAGTTCTGCTGTACAGAAGGATACATCACGCCGTCAGAACCTTTGACGATGTACTGCACGGTAATTTGTGCAGCGCCACCGCTGGCCGTTCCAGCACAGGCATAGATAACCTGAAGGATCAGATCCGTAGAGCCGACGTTTAGAAGCGTAGCCATGTTGGTGCCCGACAGCGTGGTCGTTGCACGGCCAATAGCCAGAGGGGTAGTAGTTGCACCACCAACCGTAGCCAGCGAAGTGCCACCAGCGGTTTGAATGGTAATCGTGTTACCCGTAGTTCCAGAGAACGCCGTAGTGATATCACAGAAGATATTGGTGATCTGGGCACCAGCCGGGATAACGGCAAAGGTAGTAGCGGTAGTGGTGTTAACCGTCATGGTTCCAGTCTGAGCAACAGTCGTTGAACCCAGATTCTGAATCGTGCCAGCCGTGGTGCCGGTGGTGTTTTTAACCGTGCCAAGCAACCAAGGGCCGAGGTGAGTAGCGAAACCCATAATAAAATCCTCAAATCAAAACTTGCTGTCTCTTGAGGGAAGTCTGCCTAGTCAGTCAGCAAGTCGGGTGGTCTAGGTATGCCGCTTTATAACACATACATATAAAAAAGAAAAGGGGGCTTTTGGCCCCCTTTTCCTAGCCTAGATCAGCTCGATCCGGGCGATCCAAACATTCCCAACGGGTCCGAGACACCAAACGAATAGCGCTCGCGTGCCTTGTACCGCACGTTGCCCGTATCGAAGTCACCGTCCATCGAAGTGGACAGTGGGACGCGGACGAAGTGCTTCAGACCGTTTGGAACATCGGTAGTCAAATACCAGCCGTTCGTGTCGGTCAAGAAGTGGTTAACGGTGTAACCCTCAGGGATCGAACCGTTATTCTTCAGCGCGTTGATATCGTTGTCGGTGGTTCCAACACGCAGGCTGGTTTCCAACAGACGAGTAGCAACGAACATCAGGTTTGGCGGGATGATCAACTTCTTAGGCTTAGCAGCGATCAGCAAACCACGTTCATCGGTCCACGCAGCGATCTGAATGACTGCGGCCTCAAGCGAGGTCTCATTCAGGTCAGCGCCGGTCGATGGGCGGTTGCTGTTAGTGCCACCAGAGATCAGCGGATGAGCAGTGCTGAACAGAGGCTGGCCGTCACCATAAGTAACGGAAGAAGAGAACCCGTTGTTCAGAACAGCCGCAGCTTTCACCTGCTTGGTGTAAGCCATACCACGGGCCAGCGCCTTGGTGTAACGGCTGGACAAACTGTCATACAGGTTGTCTTCCATTGCTTCTTCGGTAACCGAGAAGCCCATTGCGATGGTTTCGTGGTTGTAGCGAGCCGTCCAAGCTTCCTGTGCATTGTCGTACGCAATGGCGGAACCTTCAGCCTTCACAGGCGCTGCGCTGAAGCCCGAAAGCTTGGTCTCTTCTTCAAAAGAACGCTCAGAGGTCTCGGTCTCATAGATCTCTTTGTGCTCTTCGCCGTAGCGGGCATACTCCAAACCAAACAGAGCATTAAGCCCCGGCAGGAGTTCCTTAAGTAGTTGGGCGCGTGAAATTGCCATTTTAAGTTACTCCTTAGGCGATGCTGGTGCCAGCATAATACTGATGCTGACCAAAGTTGATCTTGACCAGAATCTCTGGGTACTGAATGAACACAATAGTTGAGTTCAAAGTAGCAACAGGAGCTTGGTTCAAAACAAACGAGGTAGCACCGGCAGAAGCGGCGGTGTCAACAAAAGAACCCGAAGAAACATAATTGTTGTTCGAGTCTATCGAGCCAACATCAGTACCCACTGGCAACGCGAACGGCAAAGCCGAACAAGTCACGGTAGCAGTCGAAATGCTGGAGTAGGTTGCAGTTCCCAGAGAAACAGCCGTGTCATTCACCAAGCCAAGCACGCGAACGGGCAAAGACGAAGTGGTGGCGGGAGTATCATTAGGAGCCAAGATAGCGTTCTTGGAGTTGCCGGTTGCAGTGCTACCCGTGTTGTTGATCATGGCCAGGTTTTGGCCAATCATGGCGCGAGCGCCAGAAGCAACAACGGTAGTAGCAGAGCAAACAACGCCCTTGAACACTTGGTCAGGATCGTCAGCAACAATAGCTACTGCATCACCAGCCGCAGTTGATGCGGGCCAGTATTGTGCAAAAGTCAACTGTTTAGTAACGGGGTTGGTATAACGGCACCCCAAAAAGATGCCAGTTTGGTTGCCTGCGGTGCCCGTAGACACAGACAGACGGACGATTTCACCACGGGACAAGCCTACGTAATCACCGTAGAAAATTGCCGTGCTGTAACCATTAGTGATCGGGTACTCACGGGTGGACCCCGCAAAAACCTGACCACCGATCAAATTGATCGGCTTTAGCCCGTAGGGCGCGTCAACAACTGGATAAGCCATTTAAGACTCCAAAAAATTTAAGTACCTTTGCCAAAACTCACCTCAGAGCGCCGCTCTTTGAAAAGAGGCATCTTCGGATTGTTCTCGCGCATGAAATTACTATCAATTGAATTCATCTGACCTTCGGTTTGCTTCTGGAAGTAAGCATCCCTCTGTTCGACAAATTCAGTAGGTGTTTTGCAAAGCATCAACCCACCGACCACAATGTTGTCTTTAAAGCGAGCGTCGGACTCGCCATAAACGTGGACTTCGGGGTGGTCTTCCGCACGCACCGGCTCCCAGCCCTCACGGAATTTTGCGGAGACATTAGTCGGATCGTTCTGCCCAAGGGTCGAAATACGAATCCAACGATAAGCCCAGCCGTCTTGCGGTTTGGGATTAGGAAGCAGTGTTGGCGGTGCCCATTGCTTTGGACGCTCCGCAGCTACGCGGGATGCAATGTCACGGTCATCACGATTCTGTTGGTTCAATTTCATTTAGGCACGTTCCTTCCGCATTTCCAGAGCGACTTGCTTGGCATAAAGCTCAAGCGGGATTCCGAGACGTTTCGCCAAGTTAACCTGACTCGACTTCAGCACGATTTTCTTTGGCGCGGTGCTGCGTGTTGCCGGGGCCACTACGTTCGACCGTCTGGGCTGACTACTAAATTTCTCGGGGAATTTCTCACGCATCCGGGCGTCGATCCGCTCGTAATATGCGTCAGACTGAGGATTAACCCCTTCCTCTTCAACTAGCTTCTCGTGCACTGCGAGAGCGAAGCCAGTCATTTCCCGGTCTTTATTGAACCAACTATTACGGTCTTTCCAACGCATAGCTTTTTCATCGACCGGCACCTCCCTCGCAGGATTTGGAGGCTGTGGTTGACTTTGTACCACATTTTCTCGTTCTTGCAAAGATTTTTGTCGCGCTGCCTCAATTCGGTCAGATTTTAGCTTTGCGTTGGTAAATGCCTCCTGTGCGGCAACCAGCGCGTCCGCATCACCGGACTCGTATGCGGCTTTGAATTGAGCCTTTGCTTGGACAAATTCCTGATCGGCAACCGTCTTTGCCTGATCCAGAATAACCTTGTGGTTATTCCCCATCGAATTTTTAAGCTGCTCATTTTCAGCCAAAATCCGCTGCGCAATACTAATAGCCTCTTCCCGCTCGCGTAACGCGGTCTCTTTCTGGCGGCGCTCCTCGTGACGGGCTTTACTCAGGTGAGACAGGCGATCCCGCAGGCGAGTGTCTTTATACCGGGAAAGCTCCTCATCGGTAACCTCATCCGGTTCCTCTTCCATCGGCTTGCGCCCACGGTCCTCGGCAGGGGTGTCATCGACAACTTCTACTTTTACCGGCGCGGTTTCATCATCTTCTATTTCAAATTCGATTTTCTCATCTTTGGTGTCTTTTGCATTAACTTCCACCTCATCGGGGAACTTAAAATCGTCTTTTTCCATTTCAGCCATGGACATCTCCTTAATTTACGCGGCTAATGCCACGGGGATCTTCAACAACCGCTTCTACGGAATCATCATTAATTAGACGAAACTCTCGACCATGGATTTTGAACCGCGTACCCGTATTGGCGCGGCACATGACAAAGTCGCCTTTCTCACACCATGGACCCGTGGGGAACCGGGTGGTGTCGGAGTACGCCATGTCGCCTAGCTCAACCACAAATAACACGTTGGAGAGAAGCTGCTCGTGATACACGACTTGAGAGGGTTTGAGAATTCCGCTCTCAAATTCCTCGTCAATGTCAGGCAATGTCACAAGGATCTTATAGCCTTTGGGTTGGGGTAGCTGGGTAGCTTTCTGTTCTTCGGTCTTATTAAGTATCAGCGACAGATCCACAGCATCATTCATTCTCAAATTCCTTCATCCGATCAAAAAGTTCCTCAAGGTCTTGATTTGCTTGGAGTAGACCTTTGATGACTCCAACCGCTTCGCGGTACTCTGCAACGTCTTTAGCGCCACCAGAACTTAGGAAGTCTATGATGATCTCCCGTCTGTTCTGGCTGCGTTCCCGTAGATACCTGTATATCCGTTCGTCCATTTATTTCCTTGGTGGCGGTGCGGGTGGTGGGCGATTAGCCTGCGTCTGAACTTGTGCGGCCCGGATGTGCGCATCAACTCCGATCCGATCCTTCTCAAGTTGCAGTTTTGCCGCAGCGATCCTAGCGTCAGTCTGGTCTTTCTGAGCCTTGCGCTGCACATCTTGGGCTTTAATCTGCAACTCTTGCTGCTGCATCTGGATGAGGGGATCTTGTGCCACTTGCTGCGCCTGTTGTTGAGCTGCCTGACCTTGGTGAATTTGGAGGAGCTGCTGACTGGCCTGAGCCACCATCCGCGACAACTGAACCTCAACTTCAGGGGGCATATCTGAGTCAGGTGCGGGCATGTGCACGCCCAACCGGTCCTCGATCTGCTTGCGGTATGCAAACCCAAGGTGCTCTGCAATATGAGCCTGCATGGACGCCATGAGCATCTGGGCCTGAGGGTTCTGCCCCATCTGCTGCATGATCATCGGGTCACGCATGAACGCGTTGTGCGTCGCAATATGTGCGTCGTGGTCTTGGTAAATAAACGCCTTCACAGGCTTGCCCTTGAGCACGGACATATTCTCACTGATGGGATCACGAGGCTTCTCGTCATCCTCAACTGGAACCAAGTCCTCGGCGTTCTTAATACCAAGGATCTCGATCATCTGCCGGTGCAGGTTTGGCAGGTTGTAGATCTGAGGGGCTTGAGAGGCGAGTTGTATGACCGCCTGATACTGCATGATCCGCTGCGCCATGGTTGACGAGTTCGGATCGGACACGGGGATGACCTCCACCATGTCATAGTCAGACTGCTTGACCTTGCGGTCAGTTGTGAAGTCTGGCGTGTAGCTGTACTCCGGCGGGGTGTAGTCCCGAATGATTGCTTTGAGGAGCTTGAACTCCTCTTTCATAGAATAGTGCACCCGTGCCTGCACCGCAGACATGGTTTTGAGGGTGCGCTCTAATAGAGCAAGCGTGGTCCCGACGGGTGCATTTGCACTCATGTCGGAGATGTTCATGTCGCTGATCGCCCCAAGTCGGCGACCTTCTTCGGTGATCTTATCTAGCAGACCGGACAGAACCATCGAAGGTTCTTTGTACGGCAGGGGCATCACGTTGTCTTTCAGCGCCCCGCTAGGAATATCCACGTCCCTAAACTCTCCGGGGGAGATGGGAGTGTCGTCACCCTTGATCCGCAGCCCTCTGGTCTTCAGACCCCCCGGCAGGTTAGATAGAGTGCCAGCATCAACAAGCTGACGGATAAGAGAAGTACCTGCGCGAGCATACCCACCAATAATATGGATAAGCCCCATTCCGTACACCCCAAAGCCGGGGATGTAGTTGTACTGCACGAAGTGCTGGCGCTTGAGTCGTTTTTCATCGTCTGGGTTCCAGTTTCGACGGATAGCTAGGATTTTCCGAGTCCCGCGCTCATAGGTAATAATATATGGCAGGGCGATCTCATCTGGGTCTTCATGTCCCGGCAAGTCGTAGTCGATATGGACTTCGCAAGTCTGATATCGGTCATCGTCTGTAATAGAATAGCCTTGCTCGTCGGCTTTCTTTTTCTCAATATCGGTTGCGATATTGACAGGCTCTCCAAGATCAATATCACGGTAAAACCCCGCCACTTGGAGCTTGCGCACTTCATTTTTGGTTTTACGCATCATGTGCGTAACACGCTCAGCCGTCTGAAGATTCGACGCCCCATAAGGCATAATTAAATCTTCAGCAGAGACGTACAAAGATACTTGGCGATCTAATGACGGATCAAAATAAACTTTTTTAAACGCTGCACCGGCAAGACCAAGACTAAATAACATCCGCTCATGCTCTGAGCGATATTCCGTCATTTTCTCGGTCAATTGGTAATTCATGTCATCTTTGACACGATCCGCCGCTTCCTCTTTAAGCTCGTCAATCTCGCCAACAATCTGGGTTTTAACCGGTCCCTGCGCGGGAAAGGTCTCCATAATTGTCTCGGCCTGAAATCTAATAGCTGCTTCGGTCAAAACGGTGGAAAACACCCCACATGCGCCGTCCCAAGGCTCGGTGCGCTGCTCATATTTGAGTCCAAGCACCTCCAAACCTTTTACATAGGAGTCCGCCCAGTCTTTGCGGCTATTAATATCTGCCGTTACTAGCTCGTCGATGTCGTCCGCGATGCCCGAAAGCTCGCTTTCCGACATATTTTCGGCCAAATTTGAGTCAAAATCCTCATTTTCGGTGTCAATTTCACTCTCGCTGAGCAAAATCTCGACATCCACGTCGTTTTCGTCCGTCAAATCGGGCAATTCCAGCTCAAAATCGACAGACTCACCCGTATCACCCAGTGCATCCAGCCCAACCGGAGCCGAATACAAGCCTTTATCCATATTTACAGCCATTTTTAGCCTTTAGTAGTATGCTAAGCGGCGACGAGATTTAAAATACTCTTCCGCATCCTTCTCGTCGCTTGGTAATTTAATAAACCCACCTTGACGGAACCGCATTAGGGCTTGTGTGCAGGAGTCTACCAAGTCATCGTTCTCTCCGGCAGGGAAAGATGCGAATTCCTCGATGACTTCATCAGCCCAACGGGTCTGCGGTGCCCATACTACGCCACTTGCAAACAAATCTGCTATGGAATTCACGCGCGCTATCTTGTCATTACTTGCCGCTCTAGAGCCTCTTGACGGAGTATACTCTGAAAGCATGACACCCATGGCACGCAACTCTTGAATCAGAGGGGTGCCCGACGCTTTAGCCTCGATTATGCAGGTGTCTGGGTTGTACTCTTTATATAGCTCAAGCGCTTTCTTCTTCAGGTCGGGGAAGTCCATCCGCGCTTTGAACGAGTCCAGCAGTATCAGATTAGCGGCTTTCTCTCCGTGCTCATTCTCTTTATTAAACACGCCCCATGTGGTGCACGCGGAGTAGTCCGCTCGCTCCTTGGCAGAGAAGGCACAGTCCCACGACTGAATAATATAGTCAACCTCGGGTGGGTCCTCTTTCTCCCACTCCTTCCACCATTCCCTCTTAATAATAGAGCCCCCGGCACCGGAGGGCTGCTGCATGTACTGGGCGTCCCATTTGTGAACCGGCAGCTCATCTTTAAGCGCCTGAAGTTCTTTTAGAGACCAGAACTGCGGCCATAAGGGTTTACCCGAGGGCATGATGGCAGGTAGCTCGATTACCTCCCACTCCTCACCGCCACGCGTCAGCGAACTTTTGATCACCTGCGCCGTGAGGTCGCGCTTAGACCAGCGCGTCATCACTATTATAATAGAGCCCCCCGGCTGGAGACGCTGCCGAGGCCCGGAGGTGTACCACTCGTACACCCGGTCGTAGACCTCCCGATTGGTCTCTCCTAAGGCAGCTTCCTGTTCGGAGTGGGGGTCATCAATAATAAGCAGGTCGGCACCTTTACCGGTAACCGCGCCCCCAACCCCGATAGCGAAGTAGTCGCCTCCCTTGTTGGTGCTCCAGCGTCCAGCAGCCTTGGAATCTGCTTGCAGGGCAACGTCTGGGAAAATAGTTTTGTAGGCGTCAGAGTCAACAAGGTTTCGCACCTTTCGACCAAAGCCCGTCGCTAACTCCGACGTATGAGAAGTCTGAATGACTTTTTTCTCTGGGAAACGACCAAGGAACCATGCTGGTAATAGGAAGGACGCAAATTCAGATTTTGTATGCCGTGGTGGCATGTTAATGATGACTCTCTTGATTTCGCCATCGGCTACTTTCTCAAAAGAGTCAGCCATGATTCTGTGATGCTTTCCGTGGATAAACCCCGGCCACATCTCTTGCACAAACAGCAAAAAATCGGATTTGCACCCCTCCACCTTACGGCGGCGGTTTAGCTCTTGGAGCAAAGAAGAAGCCTTATCTCTGACCTCTGGCGGCATAGCAGCCAACGCTGCTTGCAAAACTACCGGGTCAAGGTTCATCAAAGGCATCCTCCTCTTCAGGCAGGTCGCTGATTACAGCGTCTTCAACCTCTTCAATCTCTTCAACCGGCTGCACTTCCTTCACGTACTTACTGAAATAAGCCTCAAGTTCCTTCTCAAGATCTCTAGTGGTCTTATCTTTTATTGTAATCTCGGTGCGGTCGGCAAACAGTCCGACATCGGCAACTTTACCCAATAGCTCCAACGCCTTGATCTTTATCTTCGGATCAGGATCATCCGTCAGCTCCAGCAGTCGGTTGGTCGCGTAATACCGCAACTGGGCAGGGTCATCCACTACCCGCCGATCATAGGCATCTAGCAGGTTGGATATCTGATTCAACGGCCCGCTTGATACGTAGGTCGGCATGGCTGGGGCAGTAAACCCCGGCTCAAACAGACTCTCCTGCGGCGGTATATCGCTGCAAGCTGCACTGGCGTTCTTGAATATCTCTTGGAAATTAGTCACTGTAAAGGGCGGCTTTGGACTAAAAATATATACCCCCCGTGGGGTATGTTGGAAAAATGGAGGGGGTGTCTTTCTATATTAAAGGTATGGGTAGGCAGTGTCAAGAAAAAGGAATTGAAGTTGGAAAGTGGGGAATTGGATGAGCGAATTAGTATAGTAGCTTTGGCTCAATCGCCCGGTACTTATTCGGGGCTCCCCCGGTATAGTGGGGTATCGCCCAGAACTATTGACAATGTAAAGAGACTAGAGTAGTATTTGGGTTGTCAGCGATATTGCTGACACAACAAGGAGAGCAACATGGAAACGTACGGAGAATACGATGGATACCCCATCGAGCTGATTGAGCAAGGGCTTGTTGGTGGCGGACTGTATAAAGCCGGTCCACACCTGATCGCCTGCACGTGGGGCGTTGAGCCTACGCACGCTGCTGCTTACGTATCAGGCGTTGCGCCTGAGTCTCACTCCAAAATCCTAGAGATCTGGTCTGACATGAAGGAGGAGATGGCTTACGCCATCTACGGATGATGTGGTGGCCGGGCATGGACTTGCACGTCATGCCCGCCTACGGGCGGGACTATAAAAACAAAACCTTGGTCAAGGAGGACTGGCATGGTGGCAAGGACTTCCTGTATCAAGGCCGGTATCTCTCGATTCGGGACGTGCCCCAGACAACGCAAGTCTGGGTGCGCTACGCAAGACACACCAAGCTGGTGAGAGTGCAGTGATAAGGGCAGGGGCTTCGGCTCCTGCCTTTTTTTGCCCCTGCGTCGCCAGTTCCCTGTGCGCTCTCGCGCGGCGCGGCCAGCCTCGCGCGTTTATCGCGTAAACTCTTGACAATGTACAGAGACAAGCGTAGTATCTGGGTTGTCGGCAATTTGACCGACGCGATGCTAACTAGGAGATTGCATCATGAAGAAAGCGCTGTTTGTTTTGCCTGCTGCCGAAGCTGCCCAAACCCATATGGTTCAAGCGGCCACGCGTCAGATCACGGAAGCCAAGCGCAAGCTGCGGTTTGCCCGGTCGGTGAAAACGATCAAGCTGTTGAACATGTTCAGTTCAATGGCTGCTACGTGCGGTGGTGATTTAACTGCCTACGTAGGTGCGCAGTACGTGAATGGGTACTGGAAAAACGGAAATTGGATTAACGGGTACGACAAGCCTGCGGTTCAAGCCCGTATCCGGATTCGGGATCTGGACTCGTTCAAAGACGACCGTTTGGTTGGATTGCTTGCAATGATCGAAGCAAGCGGGTTGGAAGGTTTGTCGCGTGACTACACGCATAGCGAGGAACCAAACCGTGACTATGCTTACGAAACCGACGACTTCACTCTGATAGTTGACGCACGAGTTAAATCGGATAGCGCAAGCTGCCGACGCGTCAAGACCGGCGAGACCACTCGCATGGTGGTTGACGAGGAGTGGAAAATCGAGTGCGACTGATTATGCGCTAGGGCTTCGGCCCTTTGGCCCCGGACTTCGGTCCGGGGTTTTTTTTGGCCCTCATCCTGCGTCGCCAGTTCCCTGCGCACTCTCTCGCGCCGCCACCGGCTCACGCGGCCTTCCGTAAAACTTTTACACAAAGTCTTGACAATGTACAGTGTTTGCCTGATAATTCACTCACTGCATCACTTTCGATGCAGCGACGATGCAACATAAAGGAACAGCATCATGAGCAAAGCACCTATTCTCGCAGTCCAACTCAACGCCGCCGAGACCCAGATGGTCACGGATGCTGTAAAGGCATCTAAGTCCATGCGTTCTTTAGCGGGGGAAGTTGGCGTGTCCTATGTCAAGCGCATGGGCCACAAAATCTGGGACGCGCAAACCCCGTTCTATGATCACTTCGCTAATGCGATGACTGCGGTCATTCTGAAGGCCGACCCGCAGTATAGCAACCCTAGGGTGCTGGTTCAGTACGCTAGGGAAAGTGCCAAGGACTGGTACATTGCCGAAGGCGATCCGGTCTTGAAGGCGGCACGTGATGCCGCCGACAAGGCGAAGGCAGATGCCCAAGCGTACGATGCCAGAGTCGCCGCCGCCGAAGCGCAATCAAAGCGTGAGGACATCACGGTGGGCGAGCAAAAATTGGCGAAGGCCACTTTGGCCGAAGTCAAGGCAGAGCGTGGTTTGGCGAAGGCCACTGCCCAGAAACTTGCTGGCGAGTATGCCCTGGCATATGAGCAGAAGTTTCCCCGCAAGGTAGTGCTGCTCTCGAAGCAAGACAAGATCGACGCGTTTGTCAAGGCAGTCAAGTCGATCAAGGCAACCTTCGAGAATCTCGAAGATGGTTCGGTTGACAAGTACGTGGCCGAGTGCACTAAGGTTTACCTTGACAAGATGTCAAGCTGGACTGAGGTCAAGGCCGACTAAGCCTAGCTTCCCTAAAAACCCCAGAGAAATCTGGGGTTTTTTTTCGTCCTAAATTTTAGGGCTGTCGCCAGTTCCGTACGCGCTCTCGCTCGCTTTCGTCGTTTTGCTGTACCCTGCCGTCAGGGTACAGGTTTCAGGTGCTAGAAGTCAAGCACAAAAATGCACAAATGACCAGTTCC